GGCGAGACGGGTATTTTTCCTTCCTTATTTCTTTGCGTCAGCAGCAGGTGTTGCTGCCTTTTCACTCTTGACAGGCTTAGCTGCAGGGGCTTTACTTTTGGTCGCCTTTTTGGCGCCTTTTGCCTTTGCTGGAGCCTTAACTGCTTTAGCAGGTGCTGCTTTTGCTGCTTCTGCTTTTGCAGGTGCTGCTTTGTCTTGCGCTTGGGCAACTGAAACGGACATTGCGAGTGCAAGTAGGGCGAGTGCTAGTTTCATTTTAATTTCCTTAAGGTTAAAATGCAAACAAATTGTCTGCATATACAAATAACGTTTCAGCTACAGATCCGTTGACATATTAGGGTATATGCCCTAATATTTCCTAGTTTTGAGCCTAATCGATTCTAAGTATTCTTTCATGTTCCCGTACAACCCAACCATCATAGCAACCTTACTATCATACAATCGGATATATGGATCGTGTTTTCCTTTTCTTTCTTTTTGTACTCCTAGGTAATATGGGCATGTAATTTTTTTAGACATTTCCATCAACGTACCGTACCAACCCTGGCCAGGCGTCGTATTAAAATCAACATCAAAAAATTCGACGTTGGCCGTAACAAACGCTTGATTACCGGCATTTGTTAATCTAAATCCTTCTTGATTTCCAGTCATAAACCATTTTAATACCACTTCTTCTGCGGTTAATTCAGTAGAAAAAGCCAGTTGTTTTGGAAGTTCTTCGAGGACAACTTCTACGATCTTTAACTTTATTTCTTTAGACCGATACATCTGGGTATACTACCCGTCCAGTATTCATAAGGATAACTTCAAACTTGTCTGTCTTGAATTGTGCGTTCAGTTTCTTGCACAAGTTTCTTGCATGACCGGGATTTGAGAAGCTTGTCTTTTTGTACTTAGGAACTGTTTGATTATCTAGATAATGTTGTGATTTTAGATTTATAGGTTGTCCGGCGTAAAATACGGCCCAGATGCCTGATGCTTCTACAATTTGATCTAGTTTATAAGTTTTCTTATCTACTAGTTCAATCAAAACTTTTGGTTGAGTCCTGCTCATTTAAATTTACCGCCCTTAACTTCTATCTGTATAACTGGTTCTTCGGCTGGTGGTTTGTCATGAAGTTCGATTAACAATTTTGCTATTTCATCACGTAGTCCACGTGCATCAGTCATCGACATTACAAAATCTTTATTCTGTTTACTGTCAGCAATCGATACCTTATCTACAAACCGTTGAATATGCATTATACAGTATTTATCATACTTTCCGCTTCGGCTTGCGTCTTGTAGGGACCAGAATACGTGTAGCGTTCTATGAAAATGTATTTGGGGCAAAACATTGCTACTTTCATGCCGTTTTGATCCAGAACAAACCAGCCAGCAGCATAATAGCATTTGCTCTTCGGGGTCTTGGTGTAGATATGAAGTTTACGCTTTACATCCACGATTGAATTGTAAGTACGCTTCGTGGTTGGGTAACTGGAGAATGGTAGCTGAATTTCTGTCTTGTTAGTCTTTAGCGACTGAAATTCAATTTTTACTTTTCTCTTAATTGCTGCGGTAGTGGCATAGTGCGTATTGATTCCGTTAAGCTTGACTTCAAATCCCGCGGCATCCGCAAGAACATTACCGACTTTTCGATCTCCGTCAGTTACTACCCAGTACTGATCCTTAACTATCGGTTTTGCTATCAGTGTTGTCATAAGTCTCCCAAGTGTTTGTATCGTAAAGCCAATGTCTTTTGTCGTATAACTTGACCGCAATATTATATCCAAATATTCCCAATTCGAATTTAGGACCAGCGTGATCTTCACCGGTAAAGTTAAGACTCACTCCTAGTTCGAAAAGGTTATATGCATATCTGGATAGCTGCATCTCAAATGCTTTGTTTTTAGATAGACTCCAAGTTTTATCCCAATAATTCTTGAAGGGTTTGGATTTAAACGGACTGCGGATTTGAACATCAAAGCTTAACATTGTCGTCCTCCTTAGTTAATTCACATACAAGCAGAAAATGATCGTATGCATTCTTTACGGCTGGATTAGCTAATAACTTTTCAGCTTCATCCCGTAAAACATTCATACCCTCAGTTATGCAATCCTGTACACTAGGAGCTTCAAATCTGTTTGGAAATCCGTCGACGGGTTTATATTTGCTTTTATTCACAATAGCAACGCACATTTTTTCCGTTGCTATCTTAGACGCAGCAATCATGGGTGCGTATGCCGGATTTATTTTGTAATATTTACTTGTAGTATTAGGCTCTACGATTATTAAATGACAACCGTAGGGCATAGAATTTTGGTAAACATCGGTGGTACGAGACGGTTTGTATCTCTTTCCTATTTTCTCGTAAAAGATTGTAGGATTTTTCATTGTGTCCAATCTCCGATCTTATTTAATACCCCGACATAGGGATTATTGAGCCATTTAACATACTCAGGATTTTCGCTGAGTTTCATAAGTTCATATTTGCCGCAGAATTTCATCCAATGAAATCCTATTTGAGCCACACGTTCTGTACGCAAGTCTTTTCCAATCTGAACATCGATTGAATCTTGTATTTCCTGTGGTTGTGCAGTAAGATCGATTAGCTTAACATTCCGTTCGTAATCATCACGAACCTTATGTTCGACTTCATTGTGATCTACCCAGCGCTGGAGCATCATATTGTTCCAGTGAAATCCTTGCTTATGACGGTCAGCATACGCTTCGATCAAGCCAACTTTGTCCTGCGTTCCCTTTGTGCGAACACCAGGATAAGCACTGAATACGTTGTCGCCGGAATCGCCCCGCATACACTTTTCAAACAAGATGAATTGAGGATCCCCGAGCAATTTCGGTAGCTTGGTTTTCTTGTCTACAATCAAACGATCTTTGTCATCCAAATAACCATTGATCGTGATATAGTGTTTCTGCACCCCGTTGTATTGGGATACGTTTTCATTGATAAGCTGGAGATAGTCTGAATCGGAACTGATGATCAGGTGCTTGTCATCCGGATGTAGATGAATAAAACGGGCGATCAGGTCATCTGCTTCGGCCTGATTATGCTGCAATACACTCACATTAGATTTTTTGATTAGGAACGTAGTCAAGGCTTCATACGTTTCCCAGAACATCTTATTTTCTTCTACTTCTTTTTCGGTCATTGCTTGCTGCAATACTTCCCGATTCGCCTTATACGGTTGATAAATGTCTCGGCGCCAGGATCTGCCCTCAAGACAGAACACTACATGATCGATACCGAATTTTCGGACGACTTGGTTTACTGACGCAAAGGTCAGATGCAGAGCCATGCCAATCTTTTCCCAGGTGTTGCTGTTGCGACTAGCAACGTGCCGCATCCTGAAGAAAGTATTAGCCGTGTCAATTAGGGCATATTTCATCGATTCATTATACACTATTTGGGTATTAATGTCAAGCCGCAGAGGCAAGGTTAATTGCTTCATCCAATGTTTTACACATGGTTACTTGGTCAGCTAATGACCAAGATCCTAACGGACGCAGAGTTCGTCCTTCTAATTGTACATCATTGATACAAACAAATACTGGTTTGTTCAGTGCTAACGCCATACCCACTTCCACTAGCGCGCCTTTAAAAGGGAAATCTTCTAATCCTTGAGCATAGAATACTAGGGCTTGACTATGGGTAATTTCTCGCTTAATTCTTGCCCATAATTCTCCAAAATCTCCAGTCTCGCCATCTCCTGCCTCATCGATCCAGGTTGAAATAATTTTAATCCCTTTTTGTCTATATTCTTTCCAGATCGGAGCGCGTGATACTCGGGAAGCTACGTAAATTCCCATGTTAGCTAACCTTTTCAAATAGATCCATCGTGGACCGCATAATGTGCCCGTCACGATATGCATGTGTTTTTGTTGGATCCTTAAAATTAATGGGAGGCAATTTTCCAAATTTATTCTTGTACTGCCCAGATAATTCTCCTTCAGTCCAGGCAACTGCGGTTAATTCATTTTCCGGGAGTACATTACTATTTGGCATTCTTTTGGAAATATCCCATACTGCGATATGCAAGTTATTTTTATTAAATGATCGCGTCAAAATTCCCTTAGGAAAACATTCTCTTTTAATGTTTTTCCATAAATCATCTCCATTAGTGCTACGTCTGTACGGTTCGTTCCAACCCTTCAAGCTAGCAGCCTGTCTGACAAGTCTTTCTCCAAATTGTTTGGGATTCTTCCTTTCTAATGCAGGACAACTTAAACCAATTTTTATGAAGTCGAACGTTAACGGAGTTTTATGGTAACACATTCCATATGCATATGATCTAATTTTTTTACTTTTCATTATTTTGTAGAGTGCTTTAGAAACATTATATTTAGAGCAATCAATTACAAAATCGGGGGAAAATAAATCAATGTCTTTAAACATAATTAACTTACCTCTGTTCGCCCATTACCAAGGTCTTTGGTTCGGACTATTCTCATGCGGTTATCAGGATCAGCCTGACTCTGTTCGTAAACTTCTAATGCAACATTTCGGCATACTGATTGAAACCATCGGTCAACAAGGTCGGTATCCTTGTCCTCTTTCTTTACTTTGTATCCGGATTTAATCAGACTGACAATGAATTTGTCATTCCAATCTAATTCGAATGCACCGTTGTTGATATCATTAGGATCCAATTCCATGCTGACAATCGCAACATAGGGCTCGCCCTTTTGAGTTGCTATTTCTTTGGGAGTTAATCCAACTGCCACCTTTTTTGCTTTAGTCTTTCTGGGCTTCGGCTCAGGGGCCGGCTTAACAGTCTTGACTTTCTTAACCATGTTTCCACCTTAAGAGATAAATACACTAATATAGTACACTATTTATAGTGTCGATGCAACCGAATCGGAGTCCTAAGCATGAGTGATATGAGAGCAGTTTTAAATAAAATAATGGAAATGTCTACTCCAAAACACTTGCCCGGAGCGGTTGCGGGTATAAAAATTATGTCTCCCGAAGAGTTTGCCCAGACCAGTACCGAGGAAGAAATAGACGAAACT